GAAAATGTTGTATCAACAAGTCTATTGTTTTGTGCACCAGTAGCAGTGCAATAGATAGTTGTTGATAAACCTACAAATGGTTTAAGTTCATAACCATAAGCTTGTTGAGTTGAAAACCCAACTGGCTGATAGTATTTAAGCACTTTAGTATTCTTGTTCCAAGATGCAACTAACCCTACAGAAACAGCACCGTCAGGATGAACCATTGTAATTTGTTTATTATTTGGATACTCAGTTTGACTAGTATCTCCAGTTAATTTTAATGCTCCAAGGGTAGTTGCAGTAGTAGTATTTATCAACTCATTGGTGGTTGATCCATATCTAATTGGATCTTTAATAACACCAACTCTAGAAAAATTATTACCTGTAACATAATCTGGTCTATCTTCTACAGTATCATCAAATTTAGAATATAATAGAACTCTATACGCACCCAATTCCCTATAAATATCAGCACCATGACCACCTTTAGGTGGTATTATAACTTCAAATTTAGCTTCAGTTGAAGAAGTAACTCCTTGAGCAGATCTAGAATTTAATTCTAAATGTGCTCTAGTATATCCAGATCCACCGTTAGTTATTGTTACTTCAGTAACTTCACCAGAAGTTATTTTAACAGATGCCCTAGCTTCACCATCGCCATCACCATATATTTTAACATTAGTAATATTATAAGTATCAGTTATTGGTAATCCACCACCAGGATTGAACTTATAACTAGATCCCCTAGACTTTATTAAAGCTGTTTCTAATTTACCATCAACAGCAGAATTTTTAATTGAAGATGTATTAATATCACCCCAATTAGATGGAACAGGTATATAATCATCAGTACTAAATCGAATTACATCAGACGGTTTGATGGTGAAAAGATATTTCCATAGATATCCATCTGCCCCATTTCCAGCAACCTGTGGAACAAGATCCACAAAATTTGGTTCAATTAATGATTTAGATGCAATCATATTTCCATTTGCATCTGGAGAAGATCCATTATTGATGCAAACGTAAACTTTATATTCAGAATTAACAATATAATATTTGGAATCATATAAATTCGATGATTTAGTCACATTTGTCTTACCATCACGATCTACACTATTTTTATACATGTCATAAGTAGATCCAGACTGCCAATCAATTCTAGGAACTACCCTTGCAATATCACCAGAAGAGATCCTCTTCATAAACAACATGCTATCATGATATAAATCTTCTTGCTGAAAAGAATCTTTTGGAGCAATGGGTTCTCCATTAACATCTACCGATTTATAGTTCTCAACAGTTGAGTTATCATTATCAGGATGACCTAAAAAACTATAATAATATGATGTTGTACCAATGCCAGCAAAACTTTGCACAAAGGTCTCAGCATTGGTTATTCTAAATTGATCTGTTATTATTGCTGGCATTTTTACGTAATAAGTTACATTTTTTGATTATTTATACTTCAAATTAATAGATCTGTTTTAATTGAAGTGTTCTAGAAATTTGAGCAGAAGTTTCAATTCCTAATAAACCATTTTGATTATGGAATTCATAAGATTCACCACTTCTAGAACCAGATGTAGTAATTGTTCCCCAACTATAAAAACCAATATCTCCAGTTATAGTGTGAATTCCAATATTTGTGCTTACTCCAACCAATGATGTCACATTGCAAGTGACTCTTCTAGTTGTTGAATTGACATTAGTATAATGGTTAACATAATAAACATTATCTGCAAATGATTTACCAACACAAACAACAGAATCTTGATGTTCTTTTATAGAAGTTACTCCATCACCAAATAAAGTTCCTTTAATAACAAGATATTGTCCAGTAACAATACCTGTTCTATTAGCATCAGCTCCTGGTGATGTTGCTGTAGGAACAATATCAAAAACTAATGCGGGAGAAGTTGTAGATACCCCAGAGTTAGATCCAGAGGTTTCACTCTTTATACCAACAATAGTTCCATAATCTCCAGCATATGAAACTGAATTATGAGATTCTTCTACAACTTTTGGAGATTCAATATTAACCAATGGTGGAGTAGAATATTCAGTTCCAGCATTATCAATAGTAAATCCAGTTATAGATCCATTAGTAACAGTAGCAGTTGCTTGAGCAGTAATTCCACCACTATTGGGTGATTGAATATAAACTTTAGGAACAAATGTGTATCCTGAACCACCATTAGTCAAAGAAATAGATGTAACTGTCTCTGTAGATTCATTAATTATAGCAGTTGCAATTGCTACTTGACTATCACTTTGATCTATTATTTTTATATGATTTGAAGTTTCAGTTAAATTATCAATACCATTAAAAGAATATGTCTCTACAACATTAAAAGTAGTATCACTAGCAGAAACAGGAGCAACAATATTAGTAACTGGATATGTTCTTGATGTCCACTCAACTCTATTTTTTGTAATTAACTCACTATCAATAACTTTATCTGATAATTGTTTCTTCCATCTAACTGGTCTGGTGTAATCAGGATTACTACAAATACCAACACCAGTATAAGTTTGAGTTTCTAAAATAGTAGAAGATGTAAGTTCGTATACAATTCTTGGATCTTGGATACCCTTATTAATGTTTAAATCATCATCTTCCCATTTATCCAAAATTAATCTATCACCAGGTTTGATTGTTGGATCTACATCAACACTAATAACATCTGCATCAGAACCAACATAGAAATAAATCTTAAATTTACTTCCTCCTTTCGGTGCTTCCTTAAATTTGAATCTAGTTCCACCTTCAAATTCATAATCAACTCCTGGTTTCTGTAATACGTCATTTAAGAATACCAAAAGATTATTCTGTAAAGTTATTCCAGATTCCTCTTTAGCAACAATACTATAATATTCTTTATTGGTTATGGTTCTTGTTAGTAAGAATGATTTTCTAAACCCATTAAAATATGAACTAAAATCATCCAATTCTATAAAATTACCAAAACTCCAAGCAGCAAATTTATCTTGGTATCTATTCTTAACTGTTATATTAAATGCACTTGTTCCAATTCCAACATTAGGAAGTCCATAAAGTTCTAAATTATCCCCAATTTCATAACCAATTCCCCTATCAGAAATTTCAAAATCAATAATACTACCACCAGTACCAACAACAACATCCATCTTAGCTCCAGATCCACTTCCACCATATAATGGTATATTTTTATACGGTGCAGGTCTGTCAATTATTAATTTTGGATCATCAGTTGCAGCAGTATATCCTATTCCTGGATTTGCAATCTTAATCTCGGTAATCGTTCCAGCAGCACTAACTACAGCAGTAAATGCTGCACCAACACCTGCTCCTGCTCCAACATTTACCACAATAGTATTTGCTGTAAAACTAGTAATTCCTAAATTTTGTCCAGAAGCAGGGTCTGTTGTTCTTGGATATGTTTTATTTGAATTGAAACCATCTCTAGAACATTGGAATGTTAATGAATTATTGGCAATTTGAACGGTATTACTTGTAGTTAAATTATGAGAACCAACAGATAATAATAAATTACCAGTTCTAGAATTATATTCTGCATAAGTTGGAGTTAAATTTGGTCCAGAATTAGGATTAATAGAATCTAATGTAGAACTAACAAATTTGTGAGTATAATGTGAATAAGTTACTGCTATTGAAACTTTAGGTGGAGTTATATAACCCTGACCATGAGTTGCTAAACCAACAGAGGTAATTGTTCCTCCTGCCCCAATAGTAACATCAGCAAGTGCTCTTGTTGGAACTTGATATCCACTTCCAACACCAACAAAGAATTCATTAATCCTTCCACCTCTTGGTATATCAGTATTATCGTTAGCATCATCAGGATTAGCAAGAAAATGAATTGTTGTTCCACCACCAACAGGAGAAACAATTCTATAATCTGATTTGCGTGTAGATCCAACGTCACCATAAAATGGTTTTTGGAAAATATTGTTAATTAAAACTGCACCAAAGAAACTACTAACTCCTACTGGAACGAATTGATTATCTTTCTTTAAATCAAATTTCTTCGTAGAACCATCAAAATCTTCAGAAATATCATCAACAATTAAATTATTATTTGCCGTACGTCCAACTGCAACATCATCTAATCTGTAATACGACCTAGCACTAAAACTAGATTTCGTGCTTAATGCATTACTTCCAGTTCCAATACCACTAGCATCACCCCCTCCAGTAGGTCCATATGGAGCCTCAACGAAATGAATATTTCCTCTTTCTATTTTATAATCTCCATATAAAACAGTCACTGCAGCACCAATAACATGCGAAGCAGGTGTAGTTCCCATATATCCACGAACAACATCTACAGAACTAGTTCCAACTCCAACTGATGAGATATAGAAAATTTCATCATCTACTTGGAATAATGTCTTTCCTGAAAGTTTTGACACATTATTGAAAAATACATTAGGTGAACTGCTGGTTATTGCACTAGATAAACCAACAGAAATTACTTTTTTACCTAAAGGACTTTGAATCACATTATCAATACTTACAAGGGTTCTTGCACTTGCTTGATCAGAAGGAACAGATAAAGTATGAGTTCTACCAATTCCAATAACATTCATAAATGAAACTGCAACTCCAACTCCTTCATAAGATTCTGATTTACCAATTGCTAATTTAATAGAATCGTTATTTATTTTAATAGCATAAACTGAAGAAGGTAAAATAGTAGTAGCAGCAACACCACTACCAGGAGACCCAGTAGAAGCAATACCTATTCTATTTCCACCTGTATTTGGATAATAATCTAATTTTTCACCAGTATTAAAATTGTGATTTAAAATAGTAATTACATCAGTTACTGTATCAATACCAACAGGGTCAAATTCATGATGTAATATAGTTTGATTATCTGACTTAAGTTTAAATGTTGTTAATCCTACAATTTGACCTCCTATATTTGAACCATATCCTCTCACATTTACAGTAAATGTGTTGCTATTAATCTCATCAACTTCCAATACACCGTTATCAAGTGATCCATTTGATGTTGAAGCAGGATCATGTCTTCTAGGATAATCATGATAAGTTTTATGATCATCCTTATCACAAGTAAATGTTAAAGCAAAATCATTAATTGTAATTGTATCCCCATCACTTAATCCATGATTAGTAGTTGTAACAATAGTCAATACACCTGTTGTTGGATTATATGAAGTTCCAGTAGTTGGAGTTAAAGTTCCAGATGCAGTAGAAGATATTATATTAATACTATTCGAATCTGCAGATACGAATTTATGATCACCAGTAAACGTAATACTTCTACCGTTAAATTGCCCACTAATATCATCATGTATTAATACTTTATTTGTTTTAGCTTCAATATAATCAGTTAATTTTTTGCTTTCAAATTGAACTTCTCTTGATAATAATTCAGCTATAGTTTCCTGTTCAGATACAAAATCATAATCAAATTGTTCCCAAACAGAGGCATCTGATGAAATTTCAACTTTAAAGTCAATATTAGAACTAACACCAACAACACCAACAAATTTGCTATTAATAATTTCATAATCAGCAAAATTCTTATAACCAGATATATGTCCTAAACTATCTACTGGTTCTTTCCAAGTATCATAATCAACTTCCGTCCTAAGAGCATATGAGAATCTTTGATAATAATTATTATCATGCAATCTTTCGGTAACGTTATTGAGTTGATTTCTATTATCTTTCCAAAAACCAATAGATTCTGCTAAACTGTCAACTTTTAAATTAAAATCATAAGTAGAATAATTCTCTATTGTTGCTCTAGCATTCCCTAAGAAACCAACAATAACATCTCCATCATCAATTTTACCAGAGATATCAGTCACTCTCAATGTTGCAGAGATTGGATCCCAACCATTTTCTGCAACATATGCAATAGCTTTTCCACCATCAATTACTATCTTCTCACCATCAAGATAATTTACAGTAGTAAATTCTGGTTTAAAGGATGCCAAATCTTGCACTTTGATGACTCTACCAAAAAGATAATCAGGATCAAACGCTCCAGCTTCTAAAGTAGATATTCCAACAAGAGAATATTTAACAGTTGGATTTGCAGCTGCATCACCAGCATTAACTTCTGTTACATCAAAATATCGATATTGATAAGAACTAGAGTTATAACTGGCAAGAGTAGTAGTAGCACCACCAATAGTCTGAACATTCTCAACAAAAATTTTATCTCCTACACTAAAAGGCATTCCTCTAGTAAATCCACCTTGAGGTGCTTTTAATTCTAGAGTAACAACTTTACTTGAACAAGTTGCACCTATAATATTAACTCCATTTGAGTTAGTAATTGGAATAATTTTCAATTCTTCAGATAATCCACTATCATTACTAATAATTTCACAAGAAGTAACAGCATTACCTTGAACTATAGTTTTAATAGAAATATTTGTATTACCAATACCAATTGCCTTTGGTGGAGTAGTATAATCTTGTCCACCAGTAGCAACACCAACAGATTCTAATGTCAATATGTCTTTTAATTTTATAATTGCATAACTACTTGATTTTGGTTCTAATGTTTTATTTTGAGAAAATTCCCATCCTTGATTAAAAACTTCTGTTCCATTAATAGAACCAATATCATCTACAGAAATATCAATTACAGCACTAACACCTGTGGTGCTACCAATTGAAGTAACTGCTGGTATTTCTTTCGTCTCATTTCCTATATTAACAATATTAAGAGAACTAATACCACCAAGTTCATTAGTAGAATTAGTAGAATACGTAGCAGTAGAAAATCCAAGATTTATGTAAGAACTATAAACATCAGTTTCTGCAGTTCCAACAATAGAATTGTAAGTAATAGAAGTATTCCCAACTGCAGTAATAGTATGTAAACCATTAAACTTAGTTGAGACAATTTTAATAGTAGAATGATCTATAACATCAGTATTAACAAAATTTTCTATTGAATTATCCTCTAATCTATAGAAAATAGTATCTGGTAATTCTGTTTTACTATCAATTTCAATTCTAGTTGATGTAGATCCATCACCAATAATACCAGTTCGAGTAATTGAATTTAAAGGTGTCCTAGAATCTCCATATAAATTTTTAAAATCTTGATCATGATAGAATTTAAGTTCATAACCACTCAAACTAGAATCAGAAACATCAATTCTTAAAATATTTCCTTTATATAAATTCAATTTTGGATTTATTTTTGATAATGTTCCAACACTTCCCACTGTAAATAAAGTAATATATTCATAAGGGAATTTTGTAGCATTTTTATAAGATGTAGCAAGTCGAATAATACTACTTGATATTTTTATTACATAATAAATTTCATTATTTTCCAATCCTCCTATAGGAGCACCAGAAACTTCATATAATACACTATCACCAGTTTCAAATCCATGATTTGTAATTGTTATTGTTGAAGCATCTGTTCCTATACCAATTCCACTACTTCCTGCATTTTTAGGATCAGAAACTAAAGTGTTTAGATACTTACTAAACTTAAATATAACGTCCTGAGGTTGATTAGGAGTGACATTTAATCTAATTTTATCACCTATACTCATAGAATGGTTAGTTCCAAGAGATATTGTAGTATTAACTTTATTAGAAAGACCAGTAACAGAATTATCTGAAATTTTTTCTATTCTTATTCTATCACCAATAGTCATAGGAAGACTATCAACTTCTTTAAAATAAACATAAGAAGTTGATAATCCACTAAGTGTATTAGCAGCAAGTCCAAGTTTTTGAGTTGAAATTCCAATATATTCATCACTTATTTTGACACAATATAAATTACTTTCATCATTAAGATTAAAATATGGAGTTAAACTGTCAAACTTAGAAGCAGTAATAGTTCCACCATAAGAAACAAGAGATAACTTTTCCCCAGTTTTAAATTTATGATTTGGAAGATAAATTGCTCTAGCTGGAATCGATTTTAATACATTAGTGCTACCAGCAGTTCCTACTACAACACTACTATAAGTAGTTCCAATACCAACAGAATCATTAACAGAAAAATATTGAACCTTAACTTCTTCTAAATTTCTATTTTCTAATTTAGCACCAACAATATCATAAGTAAATTCTCTCTCTAGTTTATAAGCAGAAACATCAATATTATGAGCAGGGCCCAAAGTATTGTCATAACCTCTAGAAACAAAATAACGATTATTAACTTTATCTAAACCTAATATTTTTATCCTTTCAGACTCAATTTGAATAACATCATCAACTTTAATCTTACCAGTAGTAGTTGGTTCATCTAATTGTATGAAAGTAGATATTCCAGTTGTTGTAGTAGCAGCAATTGCAACGGCAACAAATGTTGTAGTGCTATTAACACCAATAGTTCTTAATCCTTGAATATTATGATAATATGATGAAGTTATACCAGAAATTTCAACAACATCTCCATTACCAAGAATATGAGGTGATGGAGTAATACCAATTACTTTATTATTAATTATTTCAAAGTTTATATTATTATTTGTAATGTCATTATTTTCAATAATTTTTATCTCTTTACCAATTATTTCTTTAATATTGGAATTAATAGAAGTATCATTAAAACTTAAATTTTCTCCTACTTTATAGTTTTTTCCAGGAGATGATGGGGTAATAGTTTTTACTCTTCCAAATAAAGTATCTCTAACTCTTAATTTGGGATTAGTATTTAAAGGATCTTCTAAAAATGGATATTGTCTATATGGTTCACTAATTCCCAATGGAGTTACATTTCTCTTATAATCACCAGAATTTAGATACTTATCAGTTTGTTGAATACCAACATCATAATTAAATTCATCTGTTATATTTCGATGTTTAATCGTAGTATATGGAAAATCTTTATCTATAGACGTATTAGTAGAAAAATATGCATATATTCCATCTGGATATTCTGGAGTTTTTGTAAATCTACCATTATATTCATCCAAATCACCACTTCCTTTAATATACCGATAATCATCAACAAAGAAACCATTAGGTTTGTTTATATTTGGTCTTAATCCACTATCAGTTACTAAATCCAATGCATAACTAGATTCAACTTTCGTTATACTTCCAATACCAGTAATGGGATTTTCATATCCATAAGGACCGTAAATTGGATTACCATCATAAGACCAACCAACTATTGGAGAATGGTCAGGTTGACTAACTTCACTTCCATTGGTTATATTGTCACCAAGTAATTCTCTATATTCATCACCACAATAAAATGATGCTAATTTATTTTGTAACCTAACCTCAGAATCGACCTGAACAGTGTCTTTATGGTCTGCTACACCCAATATAGTAGAATATCTATTAACTGCGTTTATATGCCATTTATGAACGTTTGCAGCAAGTTTCTGACCATATCCTGATGGAATAACTTGAATAATAGTGTCTCCATCAACATATTTTTGTCCTCTATCAATAATATCAACTGATACAATTTTTCCACCACTCACATTTGCTTTTAATTTAGCATAATTACCAGAAGTTGTACCAATTCCAACAACTTTTAACTCTGGTGGTGTGCTGTAATCGTTACCAGCTATTGCAATACGAATATCACTAATTTCCCCATTAGTGATAATTGGTCTCAAATCTGCTTTCTCACCAACATTTAATTTAACTTGAGGTAATTTTGTGTAATTAATAACATCAGTGACTCCATAACCAATTCCACCATTTCTAATAAAAATACCATCTAAATTTCCCTTTATAACTGGATAACACTTAGCAGTATAATATTCTGGAATAACTGTAGTATTTCCAATAGAAGGTGATCCCTTAATAGTAACACTAATATCTGGATATTTAAATGTATGTGTCCCAACACCAACAGATTTTAAATTAATATACTTTCCATTCTTATAATCTTCACTTTTTCCAAATAAATCAGTAGTTACTTGTTTGTTCTTAGTAAGAATATGATCAGAAACACTTGCACCTTTTTCTAATTGTATACCCCATATACCTAGTGTTCCTGTTTTACTTGCACCCCTACCATTAGTGTAAAATCTTAATCTTATATTATTATTAGTTCCTAATTTATCATACACAGTTCCCCATACTCTTACCCAACCATCAGATAATATCTCTCTACCAATATTGTATGGTTTTATTCCAAAATATTGATCCCCAGATAATGTAGTTTCATTACTAGCTACTGCAGTCAAAGTATCAGTATCAAAATTGTATCGTAATAATGATCCTCTTACATCGTCTTGAACATAAGGCATAGAAGTAAAGAAAACATAAGACTCAAATAATTGTTCTGAAGTATTAACAGTTCCTGCCTTAATATAAAAAGAAAATGTATATTCTTGTGTAGAACTAGGTTCTATCTCAGTTATTTGTTGGAATTGAGTTCTATCATCATTAGTATCAGTATCATTAACAGTCCATGCCGTTGTTCCAAACGGAGAAGTTAAATTTTCGGTTCTAGCATTACTACCAATACCAGTAGACCATCCAACATGTGCAATACTATCATCTTCAGGTATGATACCTAAATTTGTGCTATAAGTTAGTAAATTTGTTCTTCCACCTATTGCACCAGCATTTGATAATTTAAATTTATTATTATCTAAAGAAGTAACAGTATATCGAGTAACAGTAGTTAATCCAAGAATTTGATCATCAGTAGTTTCATATTGAACAATATCACCACTTGCAAATCCATGATTTTTAGCATAGATGTAACTATCATAAGTGCTTATTCCTACAAAGGTTTTAAATAGATCCTTATTATCACTTGGAGGATAATGTTGAGAATCAACTAAAATCTTTTTATTATGGAATGTGGTTCCAGGTTCAACTATTGAAATTCTATCAACAATTTTTCTTATTTTTCTAGATTCAAAGGTATGTTGTTGAGTACCATAAGCCAATAAATCAATAGTGTTAATTCCAGCAATTGCATCATCCTGATTTACAGTAAGAGAAAAGGATTTTTCTCCTTTATTCATAATATAGTAAATTGTATTTGAATTTAATCTACTTGTATCAAATCCAACTGCTGTACTTCCAATTCCAATTGGTGTCCCTGATGCAATATATTCTACTTCTTCACCATCCACAAATCTATGTGCAAAACCTAAATTTATTTGATCATTAGTTAGATCAACTCTTGCTATACCTCCTTCAAGATCAGAAAAGGATATTGAATGAATATATCCTTTCATTGTTGCTTCAGCTCTTGCATTAATACTATTTCCACCTTCTATTTCAATAGAAGGAGTATCAAAATAATCAAATCCCCCATCACTTACAATAATATCCTTTAATTCACCACTATATCGACCATAAACTTCACCATTACTTCCATTATCATCAATAATACTGATTGATGGTGGTTGGACAATATCATAATCTTGTCCAGGATTAAGAACATCAATATCATCTATTTGACCATAAGAAATAAAATCATCTAATATTGGAGAATATAATTCCAATCCATTCAATTGAACTCCAACTGGTCCTCGAATATTACCAATATCAATTATTCTATCCTTTGGTGTTTTTAATATCTTTTTAAAATTATTTTGATTTGCTAAAAATTCATTTGCCAATTTAAATGGAGTAATATAGCATTTATGTGTAACTCCTAAACCAACAAAATCTATAAATCTATCAATATCAACATCAGATTTTGTAAGTGCTATCTTAAAGTTATCACTATCCAATACTTTAACATAATATCTTCCTTTATCTAAATTTGATCCATTTGTAAGTAATAATCCAGCATCTGTATCATGATCAAAATAAATTTCTTCACCATTAAGAAAATTATGTGCTTCTGAAATTGTATTTGATGTAATTGTATTGGATCCAAATGAAATTTGTCTATTAGTAGAATCTATTGGATATGATGGATACCCAGAGAAAGAAACATATGTATTTTCATCATCATCTGTATATGTGTTTTGTATATTTGTTAATAAATTTACTGGAACTACGGTTTTTTCAGCTAAATCATCAAGAAATGATACATATTGCAATCTTTTTTTAATTTGATGCTTTCTATTTGCATCCAATACTACTGGATCTCCATTACTATCCATAATTTCCAAATTGCTTCCATTAATACTAGCAATTTTAGCTCTTTCATATTTGGTTATTGGAATAGTTGGGAATCTTCTATCGTAATCAATAACATCAACAATACAATCTTTATATAAAAAATGATTGGGATCCTTTAATATCACATTATTACCTTGAGTTTCTCCAATCGCAACATTAACCTTTTCTACATTCAAATAAGAAATATTATTATACAACCAAGTATCAAACTTTGGTCCTGACATTTTTTCGCCAAAATATTTGACTTTAATTGTTTCTCCTTTATTTGTGTATAGTGAATTGCTTACATTTTTAGCTGGACCTGAAACAGTTCCAGTAATTCTCATTACACAAACTTTATTAGGATCATGATTTTCATAACCATAAAGAAATGTTCCATCAATAATATGAGAATTTTCTAATAATCCATTATTAATAATTCCTTCACATCCAAAGAATTGATTTTCAGATTTTGATGTATATGTCGCAATTAACCATTCATTTCTTTCATTTTGATAATAAAAAGACCCACTATCTGGAAATCCTATAGTAGAATCAACATTAACTGTTGATAAAACAAGACTTCTTTCTGTTACATTGGTTTTTACACCTAATTTAAATTTACCAAAATGCCCCTCCTTTGAAAATGACAATTTATGATATTTTTCTGTTCCTAAAAATACTTCTTGGACATTAGATACCGTTCCACTTGCGGTAGGATTATCAAAATTACCCTGGAATACCTTAGTTTCTTCTATTTTTAAAGGATCACCAGAAATAACCTTAACGATCATATCATCCGTAACTATCCATTCTGAATCAGAAGATGATATAGTATAATTAAAAGGTTTAACAATATCTACACTTTTTCCGAATAAAACTTTAAAAAGAATCTCTAAAGATGTATCAGTTCCTTTAGAAGTATAAAAATCCTTTGCTCTGGATAGAATATTTTGTATAGAAACACCGTTTATAAAATCTCTTTCTTCAAATCCTGGTAAAAATTGTGTTTTATACTTTCTATAGAACTCAAGAACAAATACTAGACTTAAATTCTGAACGGAAGCTCCAGCAGCATGTCCAGAACTATCAGTATCACTAAATGTAAGAAATTCAGAGGTTCCACCTTGAGAAATATCAGAAATACCACTAAAACCACGAACACATCCAGTAAATGAATTGGCAGTTTTACCAGTATATGTGATAATTTCATTATCAATCTTTAAAAGACCATATTCTTCAGGAAAACCAACAGTTGTGTTTACAGGAATAACATCATCAAAGGCAAAAATTTCGGAAAGTGTTGCAGTTGGAACAGCAGCATAAACCAAATCATTATATTGTGGAATATCCTTTAACCAAGTTAAATTGTCAACAAGATATGTTGAACCAAATTCACGTTCTTCTGTGATATAATATTGTTGTAAAAAATCATTGAAATCAGGATTTTCTTCATGTATAAAGTCAAGAATTTGACCATCAAGTATATTTGAGATTTTTACCTTATTTTTAGAAGTTGAAGTTCCGATCATTTTTATCTCGTATATTTTTTACTGCTAATGAAACTAGATGGAGGTTTGTACATGTTACCAGACCTATTTGCACCAGAAGAAATTACATCTTCAATTAAGTGTAATGCACTATTTCCTGTAGTATCTAGCACAATATAAAGGTTCTGTTTTGCGACAATATCATTGGATTCTGGTATTACTTCAATTTCAATTCGATCATTCAAACTTGTAGATGTAATATTGGTAGGATAAAGTATAATTTCACCCTTATTGTAGTGAATTTCACCTGCTTTTTCATTTACATACAAGACTTCACCATTATCTGATAACGTAAAGAACTTTATAATTCCTGTTTTTTGATCAGGATTTGGGAAATCGGTCAAATAAATGTCTCCATTTACACCATCGAGTGTAAATGATGTTGATCTAACATTAAAACCTTCTAAATCTGCATGAAATTCATTGGCATAACACAATTCGTAAGTTGCCAATTGATTGAAAAGAGGAGTCAAATTCCTTCGAATCTTAATATTTGTAATATTTGAAGTGATTCCTTTATCAACTGTATCGATTATAGATTGCAGTTTACTATACTTCATTCTTCCACCAAATGAATTGATATCAGATGATCTTGCATATGTTTGAATTGCAGAGACAATTCTGGACTGTAAATCCAATTTATTACTTATAAAACTTGAATCATATGCAACAGTGGTGTCATATTCCACATAAAGATACTTTAGATCGAGCAATTCTTGCTTAATTCCTGCAACTGTATACTTTTTAAGGTCAGATTTTATACTATCCTTAACAGCTGTTGATAAAATTTCACCATTTTTTGGTTTAATTGTAATATACACTCTACCATACTGTGGAGGATCCAACTCTTCACCACCATATGCACTTACAGAATCAATATTTCCGTATAGACTAGGTATTAAAGTGATGTAATCATTTGCCGTAACTGCCCTAAATTGGGACGCATAGACCCTTGGAGCAAGATATTTGATATTGTCTATGGTTTCTATACTATCACCACTCTGAGACGATTCTGTAGTGGTTATATTTGATATACCACTTGTAACAGCAAGGTCATTTGCACCATAATTATAAGTTAATTTACCTGAAAATGTGAAGTTTTTTGCTCCATTACCTACATCACCATTTGTAACAATGTATGATACAGTAATTTCGCTACCATTTTCTGGTTTTTTACCTAAAATATTGTCTCCAAACAATATTTGATAGTATTCATTTTCAATTTCTTGTACTAAGAACAATCTTGAATGTTCATTTACTTCAAAAATGTTCTTATATTCGGTATAATCCTCAGTAACTCCCCCACTTGAGATTGAAACTCGAATTGTTGATGTATCAATATTAGAATTTTGTAATAAAAACTTCTGATCTAACTGTGAACTATCTACTGTAAAGGTTTTTGTAATATAATTTCCTTCATATATTGAAATATCAGTAAAATTAGCTGTTCTATTGTCAGCATCTTGCCTAACAATTGTATTTGTAGGTATAGTTATGTCTTCTGGTATTGAAAATATGTAATTTCCACTGTCAACAGAACCTATAGCAACAACTCCTGCATGTAATTTTACACTTGTTGCATTAAATGGGTTCTGTGCACCTTCTGCATCGGTATATGTTCCTAAATCTACATCAAAATTGATCTTTGCAGTTGCACATTTGGTCGAACGAGGCACATAACCTATGTTTCTTACCATCGAAACGACGTTTTCCCTTACTGTGGCACTATCCAAGAAGGATTCATTAACTGCCATGTTAGTATTATAGGCAGTAATATAGGAATTATACGCTAAAGTATCGATTAATACGGAAAAATTAGACCCCTCAAAGTCAAAATCACTAAATTTTGAATTACTTCTCAAATAATCTTTAATCTGAGTGCGTAATGTATTGAAATCTAAGTTGGTAAATTGATTAAATGACATTATACCCTGCTAGGTTGTAGTAAAAACTCAATATTCTGTCTAGGAAATGGCAATCCAACAATGTCATATTCTATTTGAACGTTTAAATTGTTCGAATCAATCAATGAATCGGCAGTAACTTTGGTTACTTTAATTCTTGGTTCATAATTATCCAACAAATTCTTAATATCATCCTCTAGTAATTCAGTAACATCAGGATCATTTAATTCGAATAATGAATTTGCAACTCTTGAACCTATTTCTGGGTTAAAAAATCGCTCATTATTCGATGTTCTGCACAAATTAATGACAGACCTTTTAATTGCGTCCTCATTTTTAAGGATCGTTATATCATTTGTTACTGGATGTCTCGTAAAAGATAGACTTATATCCTTAAATGCACGAGATATTTTGATGGCCATTCAATTATGATATACTTTGTTAATATATCTATAATGGTTTTTAACAAAAATATTTATTACACTTAGTAACGAGAGGGTATTTTCTTATATTCTTCGTTCTGTAGCACCCAAATACCGTCTTTTTTCTTCTTATATTCTACCTTATCTTCATTCTCATTATAAAGAGGTGCCTCGTCATGAGTCACCTCCTGTATTACTCTCTTATTAGTCATCTACCTTGTCCTCGATAACGTTTTTTTGCTTTGTTAGAAGCAGTTGCACTATATTTAGAATGCTTACCTCGCCCTTGTCGGGTCTTCTTTGGTCTGGATTCAATCTGTGTGTCTCCAGATAAACTTCTCATTCCCATAATTTTAGAACTCCTTGGTGATTTTTTACGCGGCCACGGGGGCTTTTTTTAGATAACTCTTGTCTTCTCATGACCTACACGAATTGTAGGATCACACCAGATCTCATAACCTGCCTCGATTGCATCCAAACAGAAAGATACATCCTCTCCACACATATCCTGCACTTCTCCTGACTCGAATACTTGCATCTTCGGTGCGAACCAAGGATACTTCATTTTCTCATCCTCAAAGACACCATTCTTAATCAATGTCCATCCGAAACCTGTATAGTCACATGTAAAAGGTTTTCTTCTCTTACTCATGGTATCAATTGTCTCATGATTCATGACTCCACCATTCTTTCTGAAGTCTCCTTCCTCTAACCAATGAGCAATCGAAGTAGTCTTACCGTCCTCTGTGCAATACCAACCTGCTGCAATGTCCTTATCCAATGCAATTAACTTGTACAACTGATCGACATTGAATACAATATCAGAGTCAATCCATAGTTGCCAATCATACTTTAAGTTGCCGTCCCATGGCTTCTGATCAGGTCCACGTAATACATTTGCACCAAGACACTTACAACGTGCAAAGTTTACCATTGATGAATAGTCTTGAGATATCTGTATCGCAGCACCATTCTGAACCAGATCGAAACACATCTGAACAAAATTCTTCAAGAAGATATAAGAAACCCCTCTACCAGGTAAACAGAATACTATCGTTTTACCTTTAACAAGTCCCTTTGCTGCTGCCAAATCAAACTCAGGTTCTTTCTTCGTCGTTTGAGGTGTTGCTGCTTTTACTGTAAATCCTTTTGCCATAATCTTTGAATTACTATGTTGTTATTATACCACTTCAATCAAATAATTGCAATGGTGTGTTTTTATGTATATTCTTCGCCTTCCAATTTACCTAAAAGATCTTCCAAGTTATCTTTCAATGTCATCTCTTGCATTAAATGACTATCATTCTCTAAACGGAATTGTAACGTCTCAATTAGGAGATCTTTTTCATACTGGTCTACTTCAATTGGCATGTCTGAGTTACTCCAAGTTATATTGATTATTTCATTTTATATATTACTTTGAATTTCTCTACACGAAGGTCTCCCTGCATTCTAAGCCTAGGAATATTTTTTTTCTGAAAGGGGTCTTGGAGGGGTTTTTGTATTCTGGAAATTTTTTATGAGGTTTATATCTATCTCTCGAATTGTCACCTCTGTAGGTTAGGGTAGTTAGCAGCTTTTAAACGGCAAAGGGGCGACACAAGCAACACATAAGAACGCAAATAACTGTTTTTTCACTAATACTCACGAACACGTAATCATAAGACTCTAAGTAATACAAATACACTCCATATTACTGTTTTGAGAGTGTTACTTAGTGACTGTCATTTACACTGTGTTCTTATGCACGTAAGTCTTGCAATCCTCACCGATTTATGATATAATACTCCATAAGACTTGAAGCCTCTCAGTGTTAACAACTACACTGTAATCCTTCACGAGTTGTTAATAGTTTTCCACAGGCAATTACACGAATGAGAGTGTTATAAACCCTTGGAGTATTATACCCTAATTGTTGATACTTTTCCACAGGTATTGTGGAAAACTCATTGTTACTAACTGTTCATAAGGTGACTGTTACTTTCATACTACTATTATACACGAAAAGTGTTATTCTGTCAAAATATTAGGGTCTGCTGATTATTACTGTGAGGGGTTGACTTTCTCTGAGTTTTATGATAGAATGAACGCCAAGATCACTAAAGAAAGTAACATTTATAAGACGCTAATCCTCCACACATTC